GTGGTTAGGCACCTAACTGCCGCCGTTCGTTATTGCCCCAAAACAGAAAAAACACCCTTGAAAAGGAGGATCTTTAAAATGCAGACCAATGTAACAAACGAAACCATCCAGTTAATCAAGTCCATGCAGGCGCAGGATTTGTCGCTTCTGCGTCCGGGCAACTTGCAGAAAGCATTTACGCAAGCTCTGGGCCTCGTGTGGTACGACCTCGAACCGACGGCGAAATTGCTCTACCCCATCATCACGCCGATCAGAAACATGATCCCTCGCGTATCGGGCGCGGGTGGCACGGCCACGCATTATAAGGCCATCACCGGCATCAACGTCAACAACCTGAGCGCAGGGGTTTCCGAAGGAAATCGGAACGCCGTGAACGTGACGAACGTTGCCCAGGTCATCGTTCCTTTCGCTGGCCTTGGCTTTGAAGATGCGGTCAGCTTCGAAGCGGATCTCGCCTCCAAGAATTTCGACGATGTCAAGGCTTTGGCCGTCCTCGGACTGCTCCGTGCCCTGATGATCTACGAGGAAAAATGCATGCTGTGGGGCAATGCAACGCTGGCCCTGATGAACGGCGCAGCGACCCCGACTCCGGCGCAGGGCGTAGTCACCAACGCGGGTGGCGCATTTTCCAACGGCACATATCAGGTCGGTGTCGTTGCCCTGACCCCTGAAGGATATTTCAACGCATCCATCGCGGGCGGCATCAAGCAGCAGATCAACCGGATCAACACGGACGGCACGAATGATACCTACGGCGGCGGCGCAGCACGGCCTTCCGCAGTGGCAGCCATCACCCTCAACGGCGGCGGCGCTGCCCAGATTCTAACCCTCGCAGTCACGGCAGTCCAGGGCGCAGTGGCCTATGCCTGGTACTGGGGGACGGCAGCGGGCAATATGCTCCTGAGCCAGATCACCACGGTCAATGCCGCGTCGATCCTCGGAAATGAAACACAAGGAACGCAGCTTTTCAACGGCCTCGCAGCGGTTGATTATTCCCGCAATACCCTGCTTTTCGACGGCCTGATCATGCAGGCAGCAGGCGCGGGCCTCGTGTCCGGCGCGGAAGGTCCGATTGCCGGTGCGTATTATGCAACATTGAACGGCGGCCTCCTGCACACGAATACCGCAGGCGGCGTGACCGAAATCGATACCGCGCTGAAAGCCTTCTGGGACAATTATCGCCTCAGCCCGGATATCATGTTCGTCAATTCGCAGGAATTGCAGAACATCACCGTCAGGGTGATCTCGGCAGGTGCCGGGTCCCTCGTCCGGTTCGCGCTCGATGCACAGAATCAAGCGAATGCTCCGTCGAACCTGTCGATGGCAGCAGGCGTCGTGGTCGGGTCATACCTCAACAAATTCAGCATGGACGGCGGGCAGCTGGTGAAAATCATGCTGCACCCGAATATGCCTCCGGGGACGATCCTGTTCTTCACGAGCAAGATTCCTTATCCGTTGAGCAACGTGACAAACGTGCTTCAGATGAAACTGCGGCGCGATTATTACCAGATTGAGTGGCCGATCAGACGGCGTCAATATGAGTATGGCATTTACATGGACGGGACGCTGGAGAATTATTTCCCGCCCGCTTTCGGGATCATCTGCAATATCGGAAATGGATAAGCGGAGGCTCCCATGCAAGCTGACGATCTATGCGTTCTGGCCGATGTAAAACAATGGCTGGGGTTGGGGACGCTCGCTGAATCCTACGCGATTCCAGCGAGTAGCCCCTACACCCTTACCGTTGCGAAGTCCGTGGCCTTCATTTCCGATCTGGGCGTCGTTTCCCTGACGACGGGTGCGCCCATGACGAAAACTACGGGGGCGCTTTCATCCGGGAAGTATTCTGTTGCCCAGGGCGTCTACACATTTTTTTCCGGTGATGCTGGCAGTAATGTCGGGATCACCTATCTGACATTCGGCGTGGATGATGTCCTGCTCGGCAGGCTCATCACTGCCGTTTCCGAATTCATCCGGTCATATACCCAGCTGAAATTTGATGTTGAAAGCTACACCGAATATCGAAGCGGCGTCGGCTGGGGCCAATCCATGCTGGTGCTTAAAAACAGCCCCATCGTCACAGTGACATCTCTGACAATCGACGACGTTGTTATCCCGGCGCTGCCCAGCAACATCCCAGACGTGAACGGCGTCGGGTTTGCCTATACACCCACACACGTCAGCCTCTATGGGTATGAATTCACGAAGGGACTGGACAATATTGTCGTCGTCTATTCGGCTGGATATTCCTCGGTTCCCTATGATCTGGCGCAGGCTGCGATTGAGCTCGCTTGCTTCAAATTCAGGGAGAAGGACCGAATCGGACACAAAAGTAAATCACTGGGCGGAGAGGTCGTTGCATTCATCACGGATGAGATGCCTGAATCGGTCAAGTCTGCCCTTAACAAGTACCGGCGAGTGATCCCAGTCGTATGATTAAAGCTGTCCTCATAGGCGATCCCGCGCGGATCGGCGGCAATATCCGGTCTTTATTTGATGAGATCAAGTCCGGGACAGGCAAGCGTATGTCCACTATCGTTTTCGGCCTGAGCAATAAGATTAAATTCGAGAAGTTGTCGGGCCAGGTATTGAAAAACAAGACCGGCACGCTCAGGCGCAGCATCACGCCGTCGGTCAAAGATAGCGGCAGCATTATTGTTGGCGAAGTGGCCACTAATATCGAATACGCGGCGATCCATGAATACGGCGGGAGGACAAAACCGCATGACATATTCCCGCGCAAGGGCCGCGCGCTGGCATTCATGATGGGCGGCAAAAAGGTGGTCGTCAAAAGCGTTCACCATCCGGGGTCGGTATTCCCGGAGCGGTCCTTCATGCGAACGGCTCTCAATGAAATGGAACCACAGATCCGGGCCGCATTTGAATCGGCGATCTCCGAGGTCGTCACCAGCATGAGGGGTGCGGCATGAACCGCGAGGCCATTTATAGCGCCCTGTTTTCAACTATTCAGGGAATCGCAATCACCGCAGGGGTCAAGACGATCGGCCGCAGGCTCGTGCATTGGTCTGACGTACCATCATCTGATCAGCCAGCGATCTTCCAGGTTCAACGTCATGAAGATCCTATGCCGCACAAGCGCGGGCTGCCCACAGAATGGAAGCTGGCCGCTGACATCTACGTATATGTGAACACGGGGCAGGACCCGCACGCCTCGCCTGCGATCATGCTGAATCCGATACTGGACGCTCTGGATGCATTATTCCCGGCATCCTCGGAGAACATTCAGACATTGGGCGGCCTCGTCAGCCATTGCTGGATTGCCGGCCGGATTGAAACATCAGAGGGGTCACTGGGGTCGCAGGAAGTGGCCATAATCCCCATTGAGATATTAGCGCCGATTTAAAGGAGGAAGAAATGGAAGAAAAAAGCAGTCGCGAGAAGATCGATACCTGGTTTGCGAAATGGTTCCACAATGCGCCGGGCTTCTCTGACGTGAGCATCGTTCAGGAACGGCTTCAAAATGCGAAACAGGAATTGCTCAAATTATTCCCGGAGCCGGAAGAGCCTGACGAAGACGAATAAAAATAACCGATGAAATAAGGAGGACAATAAAATGGCTTACGAATTTGGATCAGGATCATTATGGGTCATACCGACGATCACCCTTGCAGGCGCAGCGGTTACAATCCCTACGCCGGTGCCCTTTGGAGCATTGCAGGATATCAGCGTCGATATGAGCTGGACGATGAAGGAATTGTTCGGCCAGTATCAATTCGCGTTGGCGGTTGCCCGTGGGACAGCGAAACTGACCGCGAAGGCAAAGGCGGCAAAGATAACCGCCACACTTTTCAATCAGGTATTCGGCGAGCCGATGACAACGCCCGCCGAAAATAAGGTGGCATTTCAGGAAGCGCAGGCGGTCCCTGCGGCGTCGCCCTATACTATCTCCGTGACGAATCAGGCTTCATGGACGACCGACCTTGGCGTGCTTTATGCGACCAACATGCTGCCGATGACAAGGGGAGCAACCGCTACCGGCATCGGCGTCTATTCCGTCGCGGCGGGTATTTACACATTCAACTCAGGGGACGCCGCCGCCCTCCTCAAGATCAGCTACATCTACACGACGACGGTTGCACCCGGCACGAAATTCACGATCAACAACCAGCTCCTCGGCCAGTCCACGTTCTTCAGCATGACGCTGAACCAGGTCTATCAGGGCAAGGGGCTTACCATGACATTCAACCGTTGCGTTACCAGCAAATTGGCCTTCGCCACAAAGTTGGAAGATTTCAATATCCCAGAATTCGACATCTCCATGATGGCTGATGATGCCAACATCGTCGGCTCCATTAGCGTGTATGAATTCTAATAATGAGGTAG